GACCGTCTATTTTTCCCCATACTTACGTCCCAGGCGCCTACAATTAATAACTCGCGTACATCGATTTTCTTATCGTCGTACACAACGTAAGCTAATCCGTTTTCGTAAACGAAATGGTACTTTGCGTAATTATCCGGGAAGAAGAATTGTTCATCCTCGGAGAACGCTAAATTTCGGTACTCCGAGTTATATGCGCGTGTCCCCATATTTACCTTTTCGTGCATTAACGCTCGATAAGTCCAACGCCACGGCCACGCAAGTTCTACGCCTTCTTCTAGCGCCTCTTTATTCGCCTCATAAAACGCATTAGGCTCCGTCATATCCTCGGAACGTGCGTAAATTTCGCAATATTGCTCCCACAATTGCGGATTGTTTGGCTCATTTATAACTGCGCCATGAAATGACGCTTTAAAGTCTTTACGTTTTAATACGTGGTTTAATAATCCGGTTGCGCTAACCATTGTGCCGACTAATATAATCGCTGTAGACTTACTACCAATCGGAATAACAACGGAGTTCATCCAGTGAACTAACTTCTCACGCGCTTCTTTCGTTCCTTCGTTATTCATAGACGATGGGTCGTCGATAATTACTAAATCCGGACGATGCGAGCCGTGTCGTTTACCGCGTAATTGCTTACCGGCAGACGACGCCTCAACTAACGTATTAGTCGAAGTGATAAACGCTTCTTCGTTATCCTTTTCGTTTTGCTGGTTACGGACGTCTAATAGCGGGCCGAAGTCCTCACGCAACTTTTCGTTAAATTTCAGTTGTTTGTTCGACCATCCGATTAACTTTTTCGATAAGCTATCCGTTTCCGAGATGATTAGGATATACTTACGGCGCCTAAATACGATTTGGTGTAACGGAAAGGCGTTCGAGAATTTTCCGGATTTCGAATGTCCCCTGGCGGCAGCTATAGCAAGTCGGGCATTGCGCTCCGTCTCGTTTACAAAGTCGCACAAGTCGAAAAACTCGCGATGTATTGGCGCCATTAATTCGATTGGGTCGTGAGGCGTTCCGTCCTCTGCGTTCATGATCGTATTATCTTCGTTTTGTGGATTCGCACCGTCAGATAAGTATTCATATTCGAAGTAAGCTACGTCTAATTCTGCGCGATGTACACGTTTTAACTTCGCCAATTCAGCTTTATATGTCCGTAATTGCTCGATATGGTATTCGCCAGCTTTACCGCTCTTAACAAGCGCAGCTAATTTACGTAAAGTTTCCGTTACTAATTCGATTCGTTGCGCTCGTTCATCTCGTTCGAGCCATTTTCCGTTCACCATCGCCATTTTATCCTCTCCTTTCCGTTAGAATTTTTATGTATTGCGTTAGTTTTGCGTTGACAACCGTTAACTATTTGCGTTAATATGAATGTAAGAAAATCAGAATATGAAACGGAGGCTATCCGATATGGAAGTACAACCAATTCGCAGCAAAGACGAAATTAACCGTATGAAACAATCGCTACATGGGCGCGATTTACTGCTGTTTATAATCGGCATTAATACGAACTTGCGTATAAGCGATATACTACCGCTCACTCGCGAAGATTTTGACGGCGATCACTTACGCGTTAAAGAAAAGAAAACGAACAAATACCGTTTGATACGTATTAACGATTCAATCCGTAAAGCAATCGAAGAACTGGCGCCAGCAAGCGGAATCTTATTTCCGTCTCGTAAAGGCGATAAGCCGATTAGTACGACGCAGGCATACCGTCGATTAACGGAGGCAGCAGAACGCGCAGGACTTCCGTATAACTTCGGTACACATTCGATGCGTAAGACATGGGCGTATCATGCATACAAAGGCGGTCGGGATTTAGCGGAAATACAAAAAGCGTTAAATCACGGTAGCCAGCGCGAGACATTGCGTTATATTGGTATCGTACAAGAAACGCTAGACAACTTATTTGATAGCGTAAATTTATAAGCGGGATTATCAGCGGACTTTCCTTCGGGATTGTCCGTTTTTCTTCGTGTTCATTTCTGCGTCAATTTACCGTCGATTTATGCGTTCTAAGCTCCGCCCTAGTTAGCGGTCATGTTACGTACTAAGACGGCTCACAGGCGCTTATTTGACGGGAAAACGATGTAGCGTTTATAATTGCGAATAAATGACGCCTTGAGTTCGAAAATTTATGCGCTAATTGCGATACACAGATGAGCAGTATCTCGGATAGGCGCTTGGGGGGATTTAAAACGCAATCCATCCGAATTGTATATCGATGAATACATAACGTAAGAATTGCACGTTTTCATACATTCGTAAACGTCCACAAACGTTGATATAACGCTATTTGTAACGTTTCATACGTTAATATGTTTATACAACGTTTTATACATCGTTATTATACCGCCATTTCTAACGCATATGACCGCCTTAACGCTGCATAAAATACTGTATAAAATCGGAGTATATTAAGTGCTACCCCGTGAGTTTGGAACGTCTGCCTCCGCCCCTGCCTCCCAGCCGGTGTATATCGGAGCATAGTCGGTACACTATCGCTATACCATAACGTAGTACATCCGCTATCCATACCGCTATAACTGATATAACCGACATATATCATCGCAGTATATCCGCTATAACATACCGCCATTCCATTACGATACACTACCGCTAATCCATACCGTTTAAATATTCCGCTATATAATAGAAGAAACTCGTTATATATCCGCCAATACATCCGTAATCCATAGCGGTAATGTGCTCCTATTATTGCGGTGGATTATAGCGGAATCCATAACGGAAATATTGACGGGTATGTACGCTAGTATTAGCGTTAGGTGAATACCTTCGTTATAATACTGCGCAAGAGAATAACGGAGAATAAAGTGTCACAGCAGAAATTACTGTGACAAGTATTTCTTTATCGTTTCTCTTAATAAAACCAATCGGTAATAATATAGTAAGAATATCCCGCGATTAAATGCGTTAGCATTTATGAAGCGGAATAGTAAGTCTTTATCGTAAATATATATAAGTAAATATATTTACGCAGTAAAAACTACTGTGACGTAACAGCAGAAATTACTGTGACACACAGCAGAAATTACTGTGACATCGCTATAACCAGCTATCTAATTCGCTATAACTATCGCCATTGTCCGTACTCTCAACGGATGTGACCGCCTGTTGCTCCGCAATCTTATCCGCTAACTGTTCGCGTGCTTTCCGTCTGCTTCGTCCTACCTTAGCTGCTGTCGCTTGCTTACGATCATACTCCACTTTAGCTTGCGGAAATGTATCGTAGAAAGTAGTCGCATCCTCTATCGGATCATTCACGTAATAAACGTTATTGGCGAAATGCTTATCGCCATTAGCCTTAACCGTAATTAGTCCGCAATCAGATAACGTCTGTACTTGCGCCTTAAACGTTGTATCCGAAATACCGAGGTCTGCCATCGCTTGATTCTGCGAAGGAAAGGCGTAGCCCCATTGCGCGTTTTCTAGCTTTTTAAGGTAAGCGTAGACTAACAGTGTATTTCCGTTGAATTTCGGATAAAAGTTGTAATGCGTCAATAATGCGTTAGATAACATAACAAATCCGTTCATAATAAAACCTCCGTTTATACTGTTTTAAGTTTAAAGTAAATCCGATTAAACACGCGTAGCTTTATGCGTGGCAATTACGTCTGATAGTCGTTCATTTTGCGGAAACAACCAAAACTTACGTCCAGTTGATTCGTTCAATCCTACGCAGATAAATCGCTCGCCTGCGTCTAATAAGCTCTGCTTTAATCGCGGTGAATAGCAGTAGAAAAAGTCCGTTGTTTTCATCGTAAAACCTCCGTTTAAAAGTCGTATGAATAAAGAAAGGACGGTACTAGCCGTAGCTAATCTCGCCCTTTTATCGATCGTTTATATGTCGATGATTTCCGTCTCATAATCCGGATAGTCTGCCTCGGCATTTACTGCGTCCTCGAACGTAGCAAAGCGTGCGATGTCAGTACCTTCCTCGTTTAGTAGCGTAAACTCACCGTTTAATTTAATTCCGTAGTTAGTCATTTATACCGTCTCCATTCGTTTTATATTAGCGGAATAGCTCCGCCTGTTACC